AACGATTAAACCTAAAGACATGGCTCAAATAGTAGCTGATTTAATGAAAAGTGAAAACTTTGAACTAGGTGGTATTGGAATATACAATACTTTTACACATGTAGATATTAGGGGGACTAGGGCTCGTTGGTCTAAAACAATTAAATAATGGCAAGAAAAAAGAAGATTCAAAACAAACCATCAGCTTTTCAACAAAAGTATTCAGCTTCACCGCTAAATGCTTGCTGGGATGGATTTAAAAGAAAAACAGGAACAACATTAGGAGCTAAAGGAAGCTGTGAAAAAATATAACTATAATTATGATAACAAAAAAAGTAACCTCGTCACCATTTATGCTAAAAGATGCGTGTTATTATAAAGCTAAAAAAGCTCATCCAGTTTTTCCATCAGCCTACGCTAGTGGTATGATAGCTAAATGTAGAAAAAAGAAAAAGTAATGTATCAATCACCATTAAGAAAAGTTAAAAAAACAGAGAAGGGAGCATCGCTTAGACGTTGGTTTAAAGAAGAATGGGAAACACCTAGCGGCGATAAAGATTATAGCAAAGGCGAAAACTTATTCAGGCCTACGAAAAGGATAAATAAGAAAACAGCTACTACATATAGTGAGTTGACAAAGAGCGAGTTAAGAGCTGCACAAAAAGAAAAAAATACTAAAGGAAGAGTAAGTAGATTTAAAAAAAATAAATAATTATGAGTTTTAAAAAAGCGCAAGCAAAAATACAAAAAGAATCAGGAGTTTCTGAAGAAGCTGCTGGGGCAATACTAGCTTCAGCTTCTAGAAAGGCAAGTCCTGAAGCTAAAAAGAAAAATCCTAAACTTAGTAAAGTAAAAGGAGTTGCTAACATGAAATCTAATTCTAAAGATTTTAAACCACACAAAATGTTTGGTTCAGGAGGAGTAGTTAAGTTTGTTAAAACTATGAAAGAGCATTTAGCATTAAAAGAAAAAGGATACGGTCACACTAAAAAGAAATAAGGAATAACTAACTGGGCGTACCATACCCAAAAATTCCTGTAACCAAGAAGGGCCCTCGTAATGAGAGCCCTTTTTTTAATTAATACACATTTATATAACACTCTACCCGTCAATAGAACTCTGGATAAGTATCTATTGCTAATCTGTACTTAACTTGTTGTCTAGTTAATCCTTCTCCTATAGCGGCTTCTTCTATAGTATCATACTTATTTCCATTAGCATATACCTCTCTAGCTCGTCCATTTAGATGACCTGTAGAGGCTTTAGACCAAGTTTCTTTAAGATAAGTTAGTCTTTCAGTAGAAACGTCCTTAAATGCGTTACATTTAGCCCTCTCGTCAGGACATTCAAGTCTCTTTTTTTGAATCTCAGACATAGCTAGTCGTCTCTCTTCTTTATTAGGACTGTTTGTAAAAGTATCACCACCTTCTCCACTGTCCTTTATATTATAAGAGTTCTTTAGTGAAGATATTTTGTACAGTTTTAAAAATCTGTCTTCGTAAGCAAAAGCCTCTTCTCTTGTTTTAAATCGCTTTAATATTGTATGATCAAAGTTTTCTAATCCATATTTTGCCACAGCTCTCTTTAAGGCAATGCCAGATCCTATATAAGATCTTCCCTTGCACTCGTGAGAGCCATAGTAAAAATTACCGTTAATTATGTTGTTCGTTCTGTAAAAGTATATATCCATAACTATATTATTACGTACAAAACCTTAAACTTAACCATCGGCTACCCGTCGCACATGTTACAGCCCTCTTCCATTGCAGCAGCAGCAATATCCCCACGCAAAACACTTTCAGTTCTAGTATAGTATAAAGTTTTAATACCTTTCTTCCATGCTTCATAATGAACTTTGTTTAACCATTTAGGCGTAGCAGTAGAAGGAAAAGCTAAGTTTAAACTAACTGATTGATCTATATATTGTTGTCTTAAACCTGCTTGGTTAATTAACTCTAATTGATTAATCTCTTTAAACGTTTTAAAAACTTCTTTAGCTGGAATATTATGAGCACCAATAGTAATGTTATCAAGCTCTAATATATCCTGAACAGAACCACCATCAGCTAATATTTTACTCCATATTGTTTCATTATTTAATTTATGCTTACGCAGCAACTTAACTAATGTAGGATTCTTTCTTATAAAAGTACCATTTGATCCTTGCTCTGTAAAAACATTAGCAGCCCAAGGTTCTATTCCCGGCGAAACATTACCACTAAGCTTACTATTAGAAACAGTGGGAGCAACAGCACGAAGATGGGTGTTGCGCATACCAGTACCCACGCACCATAATGGCTCACCATAAATTTCGGCAAGAGCCATTGAAGCTCTTTCACTCTCAATTTTAATCTGTGAGAAAATTTTCCTAGTTTCAAACTGAGCCAATAAACCTTCGAAAGGAATGCCCTTGTTTTGTAAGTACGTGTGCCATCCAAGCGTTCCCAAGCCCAGTGCTCTCCCTTTTTGCGCAGAGCGAATAGAGTTTTCGAATCCCCTAAGCCCTTTTGCACGCTGGATAAATTCTTCCATAACTCCATCAAGAAACCATACGGAGTCATGTATAAGGTTAGTGTCTTTCCATTCTTCATATTTAGCTAAATTTAATGATGATAAGCAACAGACAAAGCTGTGATTCTCATCGGTGTGTAATGTTATTTCAGAACATATATTAGTCATATGAACTTTTAATCCGTTTTGTTTATATGCTGCAGGGTTTGATTTATTAACATTTCCTTTAAACATAATATACGGTTCTCCAGTTGCTTTTCGCTTTCTAAGAAGTTTACTCCATCGATTTCTAGCTTCAGCATTGCCTTGTTCAAGCTTACGCATAAATTTATCACCAATAATTGCGCATTGATGTAAGTTAAGCGACTGTCTGTTAACATCTCCTTTTGGCTCTCTAATTTCAAGCCAGTCTTCGAAATCATTGTGCTCAATGTTAATGTTAACGGAAGCAGCTCCTCTTCTGACAGATCCTTGATTAGTCGCGAGTATTGTTGAATCATAAATTTTAACGAAGGGTACAACTCCATCTGATGTTCCATTACCTGTAATTTTTGCGCCAGCGGGTCTAATTTGATTAATACCAACGCCAACTCCACCGCCATGCTTAGCAAGCAACATCATTTCTAAATTTTTAGTTCCTATGTCTTGAATTGAGTCCGCCACGTCAATACCAAAACAGCTAATAGGAAGGCCCCTATCGGTTCCCGTGTTTGATAATACAGGAGAAGCCAAGCAAAGCCAGCCATTCCAAATGTAATCAAAGAACGTATTAGCCATTTCTGGTTTATATAACCTTTTAGCAACCGTATCAGAGACGCGAACGTATGCTTCTCTAGGCGTTTCTCCGTTATATAAATATCCCCCGGATATTGTCTTCTTGTATACGTCGTTATCACCCCACGTAGGGTAATCTTCTCCTTTTTTCCAGTCATTATTCCACATATTATAGTTCTAATTTTTTCTCTTCAACTTCTTTTTCGCTTTCTATTTTTACTTTTAAATCTTCAATAGCTTTTTCATAGCCAGGCATTAGTTTAACTGTTTCTAATGTGCCTACTGCTAGATCTTTAAGATAAGCATTTTCATCTAGTATTCTTTGTACTACCTGTATTAACGCTTGAATCTTTTTGTCTGCTAAATCTGCTCTACTTTGTTTTTCTTTACTCATTTAGTTTGGTTTTATAAAACATTACAATTACTTCTCTGTTATTTTTAAATTCATTCGGGTATTTACTGTGAAAATATTCACATGGATACGATATCAATCTGTTTTGTTTGTGGCCTATGATAGTTTTTAACTCCCATTTTGACATATCATTAGTGTCTTGTGTTAACATTCTGTTAAACTCTTCAATTCCGTCACCACCATAGGTGTCTCCATAATCTTTATGCGACCAAAAAGCTGTACCATTTAAACCTTCTTCGTTTTCTTTTGATAGATATAATACTATAGCTCTATCTGGCTTTTGATTTTCTATTATAGAATCATTATGTATTCTCCAATCAGTGTCTTGATCTTCTTTAGCTTGTCTAACAAACATTAATATGTTCTCTATATCACAACCTTCTAGTATAGAAATCTTATTACATACTGCATCTATAAAAGGTTTTGGAAGCTCTTTCACCCAGAAAGATTTTCCAGGTGTTTTAGCTTCTTTGAATTCAGATGTATCGTTTTCAAAATACTTAATTATTTCTTTTGGTAAAAAATCGTCTTTAATATAGATCATTATATATCTCTTCGTTAGTTACCTCTATGCTACCAAATGTCTTCGTAGTTTTCATCTTCACCTGCTTTCGAATAATCTGTTGGACGAATAGCAAAGAAGTCAGTATGAGTGACGCCCCCGGTAAGATGATAAAACCAATCAAGATTAGCTGCTGCTTTCGTGTCATACGCAAAATAGTTTCCCAGGTC